AAAAGTGAGGATTCTGAAAAAGAAAGCAATATGGAAAAGCAGATGGCATCTGTAAGTGAGGCTATTTCAAAGATTGGGGATGCCATTAAGGAGTTTTCGACTGCAAGTACGCAAAACACACAGAGTGCTTTATCTATGATACAGAAGCCAAAGCGTATTGTCCGTGAGAATGGTCGCGTTACGCGCATTGAAACAGAGTAGCCTTTTAAAATGTGGTCAAATCAGTATTGGGCAAAAACATACTGGGCAGGAAACTACTGGACACCGTCCATTACATCACCAAGCGTGCCTTCTATTGGTGGCGGCACATTGGAAGTCAGAAGAAAAAGACGATGGGAAAAAGAAAAAGAGGTTCTTAAATTTAATCTTCGCAAAATAGAAGATCAAGAGTTACAAAGCATTGGACAAAAAATCATTGCTTTTGAGCAGCCAAAGGTTAAAAGGGTTGTCAGAAAACTTATTGATTATTCTCAAAACATTGAAAAGTCTAAGGTTTTAGATTTAGAGATTAAGCGGTTAGAGAGGGCATTAAAAACGCAGCAAATCCTTGAGGCTAAAGAAAGGCAAAAGCAAAAGGAATTACAGGATGCTTTGATGGCGCTTAAAGCTCTTTTAAAAGAAGATATGGAAATTATTGACATTTATTTGGAAATAGAACAAAAAGAAACAATAGCGCTACTAAGTGCTATGAGAGTTATACTTTAGAAAAGGGTTGCATGGATTACGTTGCACTGTCAGATAAGGCTATGAAGGCAAGGGAGTTGTTAGATTGCCCTGTGTTTAAGTCTATCCTTACGGATGCGCGGATGTCTCTTGTGGATCAGATGATGTCATCAAAGCCCGAAGAAACCGTCCTTAGAGAATCTTTTTATGCAAGAATCAAAGGCCTTGAATCAATTAACTTGATTCTTCAGGGAATTATCAATAAACATAACTTAAGCAAAGGCTAACATTATGTCCACAGATGCTTTTATTGAAGCTTACGAAAAAGTAAAGAGTGCAGAAGCTGCGGCTGTTGAGCCGGAAAAGGTTGTTGAGCCAGCAACCGAAGGGGTTTCTGCGGAAGAAAACAAAGAGCAAGACGTGGCTGCGGAATCTTCTGAAGCCACTGAAGAGGTTGTGGTTGAGGATTCTAGTCCTGATGATTTGATAGAGTTTCAGGTTGGTGAAGAAACGAAGAAGGTGCCCTTGTCTGAGTTGGTGGCATCTTATTCTGAGAAGCAGCAGCCTAAGGATGTTGGGTTGCCGCAGGATGTTTTGGACATGAAGCAGCAGCTAATTGAAAAGCTGGATGTGATGGAAAAAATCCTTTCTGATAATTCGGATGTTGGTGCGAGCCTTTCACAAATCAATGCGTTAATTCAGCAGGCGGCAGCGGAAGAAGATTGGACAGAGGTTGCCAAGTTGCAATATCAAAAGCAATCCATTGAAGACCAAGCCAAGGCACGGGGCGAAGCGTTGCGTAAAATCCGAGAGGAAAAGCAGCAAGAGTCGAATCAATACAACGAGGCTTTTTTCAGAGAGCAACATAAAATTTTAGAAAAACGCGCACCTGATTTGTTGAAAGATAATGGTTTACAAAAGGTTGCTGAGTTTGTATCCAAAACTTATGATGTTCCTCAAAACATTGTGGCAGAGATAATGGATGCTCGGTTTTTTGTGATGGCTAAGGATGCAATGGCATACAATGACATGAAGATGAAATCCTCGGAGGTTTTGAAACCTGTGAAAGAGGCACCTAAGGTGATAAAGCGTTCTGTTGGTAAGGTGACGGTTACGGACAGCGATATTAAGCAATCCAACATTCGCACGTTGCGGGCTAATATACGAAATGCGTCCAGCCAAGCAGAAAAGAACAACAATCTGGCGGGATTGTGGCTCGAAATAAAAAAATAAACTTTTAAAAGAAAGACAATCCAATGGCAATTACAGCAAATACAGTCGATTCCTATGTGGGTGCGGCTTCTAACCGAGAAGTTCTTATTGATGCTATTTATAACGTCAATATGATGCAATGTCCGTTTTTGACGGAGATTTGCAAAAGGACAACCACAACGGGAACAACCCATCAATGGCAAACAGTGACGCTTGGTTCCCCTGGGCCAAACGCTGCTATTGAAGGTGACGTTTCAGGTTCGTTACAAAACACTGTTTCTTTGCGTCCTAAAAACGTGACACAGATTTCCAGAATTTTCTTTGGTGTTTCTGGAACACAAGAAGTTGTCAGCAAGGCGGGAAATAAAAGTGAAGTTGCGAAACAAATGTCCTACGGATACCAAAGGCTTTTGCGCGACATGGAGTTTATTTTATCGCAAAATCAGGCTCCTGTTGATCCGGGTGCCACCAACACGGCAAGACAGCTTCGTCCTTTGGAAGGTTGGTATTCTACCAATGTGTCTCGTGGTGCTTCTGGTGCCAACGGGACGGCTTCGGCGGCAGCAACGGATGGAACGCAGCGTCCTTTTACAAGAACTTTGTTTGAGACCGTTCAGCAATCCATTTTTAACAATGCTGGCGCTGGTACCAAAACGGTTATGATGTCACCTGCTCAAAAGTTGGTGTTTGAGACTTTTGATTGGTATGCAACGGTTAAGCGTCAGGACACATCGGACGGGCGTTTAACGGCGGCACTTGAGATCATTGCAACCTCTTTTGGTGAAGTAAAGGTTGTTTTAAATGCGTTTTCTCGGTCGCGGACGGTTCACATTTTGGATAACGACATGTGGGAAGTTGCTTTTTTGCGTGAATTGCAAGATGAGGATTTGGGCAAAGATGGTGACAGTAATAAATACATGATTCTTGCAGAGTACACTTTGCAAGCCAGTAATGAGCGTGCCTCTGGCGTTATTGCAGACTTAAACTAAACACAAACGAAAGGTTCTTTTTATGGATAAGAAATCAATGAATCCTCCTGTTAAAGGTAATGTTGCACCTGTAACTACAGCAAGAAAGCGCGGTCAAGAAAGTATGTTTGCTAACAGCAAACCTAAACCGATGATTGACCCTAAGTTCAAAAAGAAGTGATGGAGAGGGGGGGAGGGTCTTCCCTCCCCTTTTTTTATATGGCAGAGATTATTCAAAGACAGGTTTTAAACGGCATCAAAACAGATTTGGTTCTGGATGGTGACGATATGCACGTTCATCGGTCTTATGTTGGCGATACGCAAAAAAAGATCAATGAATCGCGTCAGGAAGCCCGTGATGCAAGTAAACGGATTTGGCATGGAAATCAAGATGAGGTGCCCTTGTTTCGTTTGGATGAATTGGAAGTGGCTTTTATTCGCAAGCATTATGGGGATGATGTTATAAAAGACGTGCCTGAATTGATACGGATTGTTGAAAGGCATTTTCCACACACAAAAGTTTTTCACGGGAGTATGGTGTGACAATAAAACGCAGAGGGCGACCTCCTAGAATTATTAAAAACCAAGATGGTGAACACGTTTTGGTAGAAAACAAAGATATAGTGCAAGATGCGTCAGACAGTGTTGACCCTTTTCAGGTTGATGAAAACGCTTTGCGGGACAATGATTTAGACTTTTCTTGCGTCAAAAACAAGAATGCGAGTGGCATGGATTTTTCTGGGACAGACTTTAGCGGGTATGATATTCGTGGGTTTGTGTTTAATCGGTGTAACTTCACGGGATGTGATTTTACTGGATCATGTTTGCAGGGTGTGGTTTTTAAGGACTGTACGTTAAAAGACATTGTCACGACGGATGCCGATCTCAGATGGAGCAGTTTAGATGCCAGTTGCCATCAGTAGTTATTCAGAGTTGGTTGCGGCCATTCGTCGGTATTTTCCTCGCAGTGACGATATAACGGCGGATATTGATTTGGCTATAGCCTTGTTTGAAAACTATGTGGATACGTCGTTTTGGCCTCAGGAAAAGAAAAATGAAGTGTCGCTTTCTGTGACAACGGGGTCATCTACGGTAACCTTGCCTTCGGATGTTTTGAGTGTTTATGATGCCACAATTTCTGGGAATCAGACGTTGCGGTCTGGGTCCTTAAAAGACATTCGGGAAGCAAGAATGACGGGATACTCTGGTAAACCAGAGGTTTATGCGGAAAAAATCACGCATAGCAACACCTTAAATACAGATGTTATAACAAGCGCGTTAGAATTTTATCCTACAAGCGATTCGGACTATACGATGGATGTTGTGTATTGGATGAAACTGTTGCCATTAAGCAACACACAAACAACAAATTGGTTATTGAGGCTGGACCCATCTTTATATTTGTATGGGTCGTTAGCGCATATCCCGCCGCGATTTGGTGATGAGAATAAGATGGCGACGTGGCAGGGTATGTTTGATCGTCGTTCTTCGGCATGGTTTAGCCGTGAGACTGTAAGAAAGACAGTAAGTGAGCGTGTATTTAGGCGTCCAGCAGGTCTTATATGACGTTTACAGATATGGTTCCTTTTGGCCCATGGCGGCCTGATATGGGGTCGTATAGGAACGATGGCAATCTTGTCATGGCTAAGAACGTGTTGATTCAGGGTACGGATTATGTGCCTTTTAAGACACTAAGTGAACAGACGGGTGCACTTCCCAGTGATGTGATTGGGGCGGCTCGTTTTCAAACGCCTCGTGGTTTGCAGTATCTTTTTGCTGGAACAAAGACGAATCTTTATCTGCTAACGGGATCAAATACATGGTCTAACGTGAGTGGGACAACGTACAATTCTTCGGCAACGGATTGGCGGTTTGATATTTATGATGAAGTGGTTTTGGCGACAAATTTTGAAAATGTCCTTCAGCGATATGACACGACTGTAGGGGGGACGTTTGGGGATTTGGCGGGTAGTCCACCTCGGTGTCGGGATATTGCGGTATCCAATTCATTTTTGCTTGCCTTTAACCTTGTAGACGGTGGAACGGATCGTTATACCCGCCTGAGATGGTCAGCACAGGGCCTTATAACGGACTGGACGACTTCAGGGCTAGGGGCGGGCTTTAATGATGTTAGAGAGGACGTAGGAGGCACTGGGCAGCGTGTGATGGCCCTTAATGACTATGCGGTGTTGTTCTTTACAGATTCCATTTATCGGGTGGAATACATTGCCCAGCCAGCATCGTTTGGATTGCGGCCTTTGCCAAGGGGTCGTGGGACGTTAGCACCCAGTTCTCTTGTGAGGGATGGGAGTGTTATTTATTATTATGGGACAGATGGGTTTTATGCTTTTGACGGGACCAATTCTGTGCCTATCGGGGAAAACAAGATTGATCGGTATTTTTATGATCTTGTGGACTTTGGAAAGTTAAGAAGCATTCAGGGTACCCGTGATCCTGTGACTAAGAATATCCTATGGAGTTTTGTGTCTATCAATTCTCCCAATGGGTATCCTGATATGATGATGTCTTATAACACGTCGTTGCAAGAATGGACGGTCATTCAGTATCCTATGCGGTTTTTATTATCGTCGTACACGACAACTCAAACGCTGGAGACGTTAGAGACGCTTTACGGGTCTATTGATAACATTCCTGGGTCTTTGGATGATCCGATTTATGCGGGGGGTTTGCGTGTGTTTGGTGGGTTTTCGTCAAACAATAAGTATGGGGCGTTTAGTGGTGCATCTTTGGAAGGTGAATTGCACACAGAGGATTTCCGGTTAAATAAGAATGGTCGGGCGCATTTAAGTGGCCTTCATGTGGTTACGGATGCAACAGTTATGGTGGCAACAAATCACAGAAACCTGCAGACAGAGTTGCCAACGCAAACGTCGTTTGGTGCCATTAACACAATAACGGAAAACGTAAACTTTGATGTAATTGCGCGGTATACGCAGTTTGTCATTAAGTTATCGGGCACGTGGACACGGGCCAAGGGGTTTATGGTTGAGTTTAGACCTACGGGGAATGAATAATGGCCGTTAATACCTATGAACGTGTGCCCAAGGTTTACCATCCTGATGACATTGATCTGGTTAAAATGACGCGCATCTGGGATGGGATGATGGAGGGTCGCTTGAATGTAACGGGTGAGTTTACCATTGCGCCGCACACCACGTCCACAACGGTTACAGATGCAAGAATGAGAGCAAATGCGTTAGTGTTTTGGGTTCCATTGACGGCAAATGCAGCAGGACATACCGTAGATATGTACCTTGCGAGCAGAAATAATGGGTCTTTTGTTTTGACCCACGCATCAAAAAACCATACAGACATGAATTATGGATACATCATTATTGGTTAAGGGGATTCAGCCCCATGAGGTAGATGCTTACCAAAAACAAATATGTTGGTATTACGATTTATTAAAGAAAAAACAATTAGATGAAGAGGATAACGAAGAGCTTTTGGAAAAATTAAAAAGTGGTTTTTACCAAGGTTTTTTTGGGTATTCCTTTGGAATAGAAAGTTGTTTGGTTATAACGCAAATGTATTACGAGCCTTCAGGCAAAAAAACGGGTCATATAAAATTTGTTGCAGGTAAAAACCGTATAAACTACAATGCGATATTATCTCAACTTGAGAAATGGCTTGAAGGCTGTGGCTGTGACAAGGTTCGTTTAACGGCACGTGTGGGTTGGGTTCGAAAGTTGTCTTTGGGCGGGTATAGGACAAAAGCTTTAGAATTAGAAAAGGTGATTTAAAATGGGAAGTATTTTTAAGGGCAAAAAAGGGGTTAGCACCACAACCACGACAACTTCCGCTCCTGCGTATTTAAATCCTCAGTTAGAGTTTTCGGCAAATGAGGCGAGAAGGCTATACGATCAAGGGCCTCAACAATTTTTTCCTGGTCAGACATACGTTAATTATTCGGACCCAACCCGTCAGGGTATTGATCTTTTGGGTCAGGCTGTTTCCCCTGAGGAAGAGGCGGCGACACGGGCACTGTACAATCAGGCTCAAGGGGGCTTGTCTTCTACATCGAGAGCGGCTCAGGATCAGTTGCAGAGGACGTTGCAAGGCGATTATTTGGGCATTACGCCTGAATTGCAGAATTACATGGACGTGATTGCGAGGCGTTCTGAGCAATCTTATAACGAGAATGTGTTGCCGTCTTTAAGGGCGGGTTATGGGCGTTCTGGTGCTTTTGGGGGATCGGATTTTCAACAAGGCTTGCAAACATCGGGGCGGAATTTTTCGCGTGAACTTGCGGATAATCTTTCTGGTGTTGCGTTGAAAAATTATCAACAAGAGCGTGCAAATCAGCAGAATGCTTTAGGTTTTGCACCGACGTATGAGGAGTTGGCGTATAGTCCTGCTTTAATGGCGCAAAATGCGGGTTCAGCGTTGTCTGGCATTACGCAAAGACGGGCGCAGGGTCTTTTGTCTCAAGGGCAGATGCTGGAAGAAGAAAAGCGTATGGCTCTTCAAGATCAGATGGATCGGTTTAACTTTGAACAAAATAAGGAACAAAATCGTTTATCGCAATTTAACCAAAATTTACAAACTGCGTATATTCCTGGTACGAATGTTACGTCAACGGCCACGCCCTATAAAAAAGGCAGTACTTTTGGCAAGTTAATGGGAGGTGCTTTGACATTGGGAGGTGCTTTTATGGGTGGTTCTGCGGGTGCTCAAGGTGGTCAACAATTAGGCAGTGTGTTTGGTGGTGAGGACAGTACGGCGCAACAAGCGTATTCACCAGGTGGTTTGGTCAATTATAACTATACGCAACCTCAAACATCTTCTGGCAGTTTGTGGAATTCGTTATTTGGTGGTGGTGGTCAAAAGGCTCCAACGTCTATGGGTGGTTGGTATGGTTCAAGAGGATTTTTGGGGTAGATTATGGCAATGATTCCTTCTTATCAAGATATGTTGGCACAGGCGTTGCAGCAGCAGCCCCAACAGCAGCAATCCATGGGTCAATCTCAGCAAAGCAAATCCATTTTTAACAATCCTGCTTTTGGCAATTCGTTGATGAAAATGGGATTAACCATGCTAACGGATAGCGAGCAAGGCTATAGTCTTGGGGAAAGCATAGGCCGTGGTGGCCTTGCTTTTATGGATGAAAGACGAAAGCAAGAGGAATTGCAAAGGGAAGAGCAAAGGCAAAATGCTATTTTAGCACGTCAGCAGCTTCAAGATAATTTACAAAAAATGGCCCTTCAACGCGAGGCCATGCAATATGATACGGCGGCTCAAGCAGCGCAGAATTTGCCAGAACAATATCGTTTATCGGCGACTGTGGACCCTTTAGGCACTATTAAACAGCAGATGGTCGATGCAATCAATGCGCAGGATGCCGAACGTAAATTTGCCCAGCAAATGCAGTTACAAAACATGCAGTATGGTCAACAGCGGGCTTTGGAAGAGTATAAGGCTCGTCAAGGTGGTGGTATGGGTGATATGCCAGCGGCTGTTCAAGAGTATTTGTTTTGGTTAAGCAGGACTCCAGAGCAACGAAAGGATTTTGAAAATTTGAAACGTGCTAGTGCTTCGGACATGTATGAAAATGCTTATGCTAGATCTATGGGCACAGAACAAGGTAAATTGCAACTGGATGCTCCTACCATTGAGTTAAACTCTAATTACTTACTAGACACCATTCAAAGACTTGAAAATTCAGAAGGGTTTGATGCAATTTTTGGTGCACCTTCTCTTGGAAAGGCTTTACAGGGTGGAACGGGTGCTGGTCCGTCTCTTCCATGGGGGCCTGCTGCAAATGCAAAAACCCTTCGAGATCAAATTGGAAGTCAGTCTTTTCTTGAAATGTATGATCGTCTGCGCGGAGCAGGTAACATTGCGACTGTTGAGGGTGAGAAAGGAGCGCAGGCTTTTGTAAACCTAAAATCTACCCAAGACCCTAAACAGGCAAGAGAAAGTTTAAAAATTATTAAAGATGTTATTAAAAAAGGCCAAGAAAATCTAAAGAAAAAACTTAATACACAACCTCAATTCCCTATGTCACAACCTCAACTTCCTGCGTCATCACCTCAATGGAGTATGCCCCCTGCATTGGCTCCTGTGAATGGGGGCCAGTGATGCCTAAGTTTCAAGTAAAGGGCCCCGATGGTCAGTTTTATGAGATCAATGGTCCTGAGGGCGCAACCCAGCAGCAAGCGGAGGAGTATTTCCGTCAAAATTATAAGCCATCTTATTATGAACCATCCCAACAGATGCCACAGCAGCCTGTTGGCCTTGCTGAAGAAATGCAAAAGCCTGCTTATCAAGAACAGGGTCGGCTGGCTGCGGGCATGAGAAGTTTTGTTAATGAAGCAACACTTGGCCTTGGAAGAGATGCCATTGCGGCGTTTAGAGCGGCACCTGCGTTGTTTACGGAAGGCAAAGATTTTTTACCAGAATACGAACGGCAAGCTGCTTTTGAAAAGGCACAGTTGGCAGGTGGTGAAAAAGAGTATGGAACCACAACCGCTTTGTCTGGTTTGGCTGGTGGTGTTGCTACATCCATAGCAGCAACACCTGCGCGTGTGGCTGGATGGATTAACAAGAGTGCGCCGTTTTTAGAACGTGCAGCAAAATATGCTCTTGTAAGTGCACCCGTGGAAACGTTCAGAGCTACACAAAACCTTCAGGAAGGTGAAACGGTGCCACAAGCTGCCCAGCGTGGCCTTGAGACGGCTGCTATTGCTGGTCCTCTTGGTGCCACATTAGAAAAGGGTGTGGGTGCTGTTACGAATGTAGGCAGGGCTCTTGTAGGTGGTGCCAAAAAAGGCCCCCTTACAGAGGCGGAAAAAGTCATACAGGCAGGTAAAGAAGCCAACATACCCGTTAGGACCACAAGTGTTTATCCACCTCAATCTTGGGCTGGAAAAAAACTTGAAGCGGCATCTGATATTGTTCCTCTTGTTGGTACGGGTGGCGGTTTGGTTAAAACACAAGAAGCCAGACAAAAAGCAGCGGAAGATTTTGTGCGTCAATACGTTCCTGAAGCAGAATCCAATTCTGCTTGGTTACAAGATATAACCACACAGGTTAAAGACAAACACGGCAAAATGATAGAAAAGTTTGGTAACCTTAAAAACCGTGTTTTGCAAAGACCAGAATATAATACAGCAGAAGAGTTAATTGGTAATTCCAAGACAATTTCTAACAAAGTGTATAAATATCAAAAAGATATTGTAGATTTAGAAAATGAATTGAATGTTACGCCTTCAACAACTGTGGACGGTGTTCCAATAGATGTTGCAAAGAAAAATCGTATTTCAAATGAAATCTCGAAAAAAAAAGCAAATCTTCAAAAATTACAAAACCAGATGGATACAATCGCTGGTCAAGAAATATCTATTCCCACACCAAAATTGACAGAGGCCATTGATAAAAAGTTAGCTGAAATACAGCCTAATTATGAAACAGAAATGCAAAGAGGTCCTGGTCAATTTTCTAAAATGAGAGAAGAACTTCTTGGAATGCGAGCGCAAGCGGCAGAAAACAAAGGGCTGAATGCTTTAGAAACCGTCAGGGATACATACAGTAAAAAGTTTGTGGCCAACGATCCAGGTGCGCTTGATTTTGAAAACCTATTTTATCCTTCCTTAAAAGAGGATATGGGAAACTTTTTAAAATCCAAAAGTCCTGCGGATTATAAAAAATGGCAAATTGGCAATCAAGAATTGCAAACCCTTGGCAAAGAGGTCAAAAAAACGTCTTTATCCAGCATTATGAATAAAGGAGACATTGTCCCTGAATCTGCTAAAAATATCTTATTAAGCAAAAATGCAAGTGAAGTAGAAATTCTTGCTAAGTATCTTGATAATAAAGGAAAGCAGAGTGCAAAAAGTGTTATTGTGGAAGACATGATGGCGCGTTCAAAACTCAAAGGTGAAGAGAGCATTGATCCTGATAAATTTCTTGAGTCTTTGTCCCAAAGGCAAAATCAGATCAAAACATTTTTTTCTAAGCAAGAACAGGATGCCATTGAAGGGTTAAAACGTGCATTGCAGGCGACAAAACGTTCTGGGAAATATGCAAAGTCAACGCCATTGCAAATGGGTGTTGGAACACTTGGTGCAGCAGGTTTTGGTAGTCTTTTACCAGGTCTAACACAGTCTTTAATGGGTGTGGCAGGTGCAGTGGCAGTGGGTGGTCGTATTTATCAAAGCAAAGCAATGCGCGATACGTTGGTAGCTCTTGGCAGGGTAAAACAGAACTCAACGGCTGAACAGCGTTTGATTGATAAACTTATCAGTTTACAAGCGGGTCAGGCAACGGCTAGAGAAATCACAGGAGATTAAATAATGCCGATTAAGGATTACAGCACAACAGCGGCCAACAACACCTTAACGCCTCCTAACGGGGCCCCAGAGGGCATGGCGGCGGGTTTGGTAAACAACACCATACGTCAACTGATGGCAGACACACGTTCGTTTTACGAAAGCGGTGGATGGTGTGATTTAGGCCACGTTCCTACCTACGTTAGTGCCACATCGTTTACCATTCCTACGGACGTGACGGCATTTTATGGTGTGGGGCGTCGTATCCGCATGTATGGTGCAATTATGGGCACGTTTTATGGTTATGTCACGGCAAGCACCTATTCCGCACCCAACACAACGGTAACGGTGATTTTAGATAGTGGATCGTTGACGAGTAACCTTTCAAATGTTCTTTTGGCATTTACGGATTTTCAAGCGCAAGCAATAGCAAATTTTGGAATTACATCAGATAAATTAGCTACAAATTCTGTTACAACCACTAAATTAGCAGATGGAAGTGTTACAGCTAGTAAATTAGCGGATGGAAGTGTTACAAGTGCCAAGTTGGTAGATGCAAACGTCACAACAACCAAACTTGCGGATGGTAACGTTACGAGTGCCAAAATTGCTGCCAATGCAGTCACAAATGATAAAGTTCTCGACGCGCAGATAGCAAAAACAAAACTTAACTTTTCTCCAGTAAGCAGTGTAAATATCCAAGTGTTTACAGCTTCAGGAACATATACCCCTACTTCAGGGATGTTGTTTTGTATTGTTGAGGCTGTTGGTGGTGGTGGCGGTGGTGGTGGCGTATCTTCTTCGAGTGCTACCCAAGGCCGTGGTGGTGGCGGCGGTGGTGGTGGCGGGTATTGTCGTCGAGTTTTAACGGCAGCAAATGTAGGTGCATCACAAGTTGTTACAATAGGTGCTGCTGGAAGTGGTGGCGGTGTTGGTGGCTCCGGTGGGAATGGAGGGACAACATCTTTAGGGGCAATAATGACGGCGACGGGCGGTGTTGGTGGTCCCGCTGGTAATCTTGGGGTGCCGTCTGTTGGGGGAGCAGGAGGGTCTTCAACGGGTGGAAATTTGGGGATTATTGGTTCGTCTGGTGGGAATGGTATTGCCGTTGGTAATGCAAATTGGGGGGCCAAAGGGGGGGATGGTGGTTCATCCTTTTTTGGCTTAGGGGGCATAGGCCCTTATGTTTCTGGTGGTACTGGGTCAAACATTGGTACGGGTCGGGGTTCTGGTGGTTCTGGCGCGGCATCAAGTTTAGGGGCAGGAGGCGCAGCGGGTTCTGATGGAACAGATGGTGTTATACTTATAACGGAGTTTATATTATGAAAACAGGATTAGTAAACAGTAGCAACATTATTGAAAACATCATTGTTGTTGATGACGTAAACAGTTACACGCCACCGGATGGCTTTACTGTTATACAAGGCGAAGATGTTTTTATAGGGCGGCTGGTCGTCAATGGTGTCGTTGTTGTGCCAGAGACTTTGCCAGAACCGAGTATTGTACCTTCTCCCATTACGGCCACGCAGATGCTGATTGTGTTACAGGCTATGGGCTTTATAACGGAGGCAGAGGCCACGGATAGGACGATATTTCCAACGGCGTTTAGTGCTTTGCTTAGTGGCACTGCGGCAGAGAATGCGGCCATTAAGATACGCTGGGCAAATTTGACCATTGTGGAAAGAAACGATCCATTAGTTGCTGCTTTTGGTGGCTTATTATCTTTAACAAGCGAACAGATTGATGGCATGTTTATACAGGCATCCCAAGTATGAGTTTATTGTCCCTTATCCTTGAGACACTAAAAACACCTGACGCGCAAAAAAGAGATTGGTATGGGTGGGTGACTAACCAAACAGGACATTTTACCATCGGCGTTCTTATCACGGCCATTGCCATACAAGTATTGCCTTTGTATTTTAGTATTCTTCCTGCTGTTGTTTTTGCTGGATTAAAAGAAAGCGCGGATTTGATGCGAGGTGGTGCGTTTAAAGATTCTTTTGTGGATTGGACATTTCAGTGTGTTGGGGCTTTTTTTTGTATTGTGTTATCAATCAAAAACTTTGATCTTGTAAATCTTTCAGTAGGTTTTATTATTCTTTCGTTAGTTTTTGGTTTAATACCAAGGCTTAAAAAATTATTTGTTGTCAATCGTAAATAGGTTTTCATGGCCAACCAGACAGTTACTACCGGAACACCTGCATCGCCTATCAATTATGATGATGCGTCTATTTCTGGTTTGCTGAATGGGGAATCGATCACGATCAATGGTGGTGCAGTTCGCATTGATGCCGATGTGCGGTGGAATCAACAGGCTGCGGTTTTTGGTGCCATCACACTCTCAGCAACGCTTGGTGGCTCTTTTGTTGTTGATGGGTCGCAAGTATGGGAGGTTCCGTTCTCGGCCTCTGCTGGAAATGTTCCCACCCAAGGTGCGTTAGGCACAAACGGCGTTACAGGTGGCACAAGTGGTGCGACTGGTGAACTCACCCGCGTGTGGGCTACTGGATCGCTCAACCCTGCCACGGCGGGAGGCGCAATGCCCGCCACCGGCTTCATCAAGCTCCGCAGCAAAACAGGCACGTTTCAGAACGGCGAGACAATCACCCTTCCCGGCGGCGCTACCATCACCGCCTCTGGCGCTGGCAAGCGGTCATGGATACACGTTGTCGGGCGCTCTGCCGTAACCGGCGGTGGCAGCGTATTAACAATCCCGCGATTGGGCAACGCTTCATTTTCAGGCGACTGGTACGAGCTGGGCACCACGAATGGCGCGGACAACCAGACTTTCCAGTATCCCGTTGCCGATCAGTGTCCAGCTATCTGGATTGAGACGGCGGCAGGTTCTGGCGTTTACGAAATCTGGATGAATGCGGGCGTCCGCTGGACCGATGGCCTCGGCGCGATTGCAACCACCGACAAAAGGGGGACATACTTTGGTTGCACCAATTCAGGAGTCATTACCATAGCAGGGCGCGGCGCGGCAAACGTTGGACTAAAACCACCCTCGGGTTGTCGAGTGCGCATTCCAAATGTTCTCATGAGCAATGCGGAACCAACTGATTATTCAGTAAATCATCTGCCAGCAGCCTCGATTTCGCGCTATCAGTTCATTCTCAGTTCTGCTGGCGGTATGTTTTTGTCAAATGTGTCGAGCAACTGGCTTCACAGCAACACAGGTGCCTTTAAAATAGAAATAAAAGACAGCGGCCTAAACCAGCCGCTTCAGATAAGCTCTGTCGGTACAACCCTCGACGTGAGCAACGTCGGCATTGCACAGGTTGACTCCGCTGTAAACACGACGTTGGCAATTCAAACCTGCTACGGCGGAACGAGATTAACCGATGTTTTTGCGGCAAAGCCTCTGGCTGCCGTGATGCTCAATCTTGCAAACTTATCAGACATTGAGTTTACGCGCGTCAGACTGGATGTTTTTGGAGTTGCCGGTTCAACGGTGCAAACCTCAACAAACTGCTTTGGAATTGGACCTGCTATCAACCTGACTATGACCGATTGCGTTGCGGTTGGTGGGGTCGGCTTGGCCCTCTCAACAGTAGTCACCGCGTCGATTAAAGGCTTCGAATACGCGGCGCAGAACGCCGGAACCACATTGCCAACGAGTACCGCAACACCAATATCCCTTGCCAGCGGTTGCAAAGACATTGTAATTGATGGCTTTGACAATTTTGATAACATACCTGACGTGCATGCCTATGTACCGCTCTATACGATTGGCGGAAACTGCGATGGCATTGAGATAAAAAATCTAGGCACACCAATCACGCCTTACAATATGGGAAGCGTGAATCCTGCGTCGCGCGTTGCCTCAATAAGCGGGTCCAGAAACATTCAATTAAGAAGGCTTTACGCTCAGAATACGAGAACTGCCGGTGTGTCGCTTGCAACAACAGTGCAGAATGTAGTGATGGACAACGTATGGAGCGATGAAGCGGACCCCGCACAAACTCCTGCCAATAATATGGTTTTGCGCGGAGGACGATCAGCAAGCCCGACGGCTGGCTTCTCGGGCATCTACGGCTTCCATTGGATGGATGCCTGGACCTCAACTACAGCGGGTTATATCACGATTGCCTGCAATGAGCCGACCGCCCAATCTCTGAACCAGTGTTCTGCGAGCCTTGCCGTTGGTGCTGGTTCTGGCTTCACTGGTGCTGGCAACGTGGCCATGACCAAGCTCACGGACACAATAGAATGGGCCATGCCGTATTATGCCTTGGGCATAACGGGGTTTCAAAATACTGCGCCCACCATCACCGGGACAAATCCTAGCAACCACACGTTACAATTCCAGTGGGATACTGGGGCAGGATGGAATGGAACATGGCTCGCTCTGACGGGCGCGAACTTGTCCGGTATTGGTGCCATCAACCCAGCCACCGGCATTAAGCTGAAAGTGCGCGTTACTGTGAACACAGCGAGCGCAACAAACCTGCTTACCTACATCAGGATCGACACAACCACTGATGCGGTCTCGCAGCGGATTGAATATCCGCTTCCCGGATCGATTGTGGCTGTGAACAACCTCGTTCCGAATAGCAGGGTTAAGATCACCCGCGTCGATACTGGCGCGGTTCTCGCTCAGATATCGTCCGTCACGAGCACAACAAATTTTGATTTGCAATATGCAGGCGAGGTTCGGATTGAAGCTCGGAACGCAAGCGGCAGCCCAGCGTACAAGCCGTGGGTCACGCGGACTACAATTAGTGCCAGCTTCACAACAACCGTTACGGCTTTACAGGAGATTGATTAAATGGCTATTCAAGACGACTTTCAAATTAGTGCCACAGGGGACATTCGTCGCCAAGCTGGGGCCAGCACAACCGTTTATTCGGTGTTGGATTTGCACGCATGGTTACAAGATTTAGCGGATGATTCATCTGCTACAGGCAATGACCTTGTAGATATTTTAGCCCCTAATCCATCACGTTTAGATGGCCCACGGGATGCGGCTGTGGCTTCAAGGCTTAACCTTTTGACTAGTGGTTCCATTATATTCAATTTAGATGATACGGCGGCGCAGTTTATCAATTTTGGGTCTATTAAACAGGACAGTGCAAACGTTCAATACTCTGGCCTAAAAACCATCGGTGGTATTGTTGCGGCATCGCCCGTATATGTTGTGCAAAATGGATCAAAACTCACGACCTTTTGGTCTAACGGTCACATTCAGATTTTGGTGAAGGTGCGTACAGGTGGTGCCCTGATTGATTTAGGAAACGTGACGGCGTTTTCAAGAAAATGGGGACAATCGTATTCTCATTTTGACGTAAACCTTGCGGCGGGTGGTGAAAGCAATGCGGCTTTGTCAACGTCCCTTGATTCTAACATTGTGCTTTCTGAGGCCAGCGCGGCGGCCTTATCCAGCAAGGTCACGGTAACGTTTGGGGATACCAACCAAGATTTAGCCAACGGAAATGGGTCAAAACTGTATAAGGGCACCATCACACTGTCAAGCAGCTGTACCTTGCAAGAAGCGTATCAATACTTGCAATACCTAACGCGGGAAAACAGTGCTGCAACCCTTAACAGCATTCCCGGGTGGCGGTATCGGGTTTTAAACGCTGCTTATACGGAAAACGCGGCGGCCCCTTTTGGAACCTTTGCGGGGGGTACGTTCTTTGTGGCTCAGGGATGGTGGCTCACGGGTGTGTTGGCGTCAGAGGCTACAAAATACCAACTGATCGCGCATGATGGCACAACACAAGTTCCGCCCACCTTAATTGGCATCACGGTGGGGAATCTTGTGGCTGGGGATCGTGTTTTGGTGGCACGTGACAATGGATCAGGGGCCTTATTAAAAGATGAATATACGCCCGTTGCGGCCAGTGCAGGGGCTACGTCATTGCAGGTTGTGGAAAGCATTAAAACAGATACGCCGTCCTCTGGTGTTATTCGGATTAAGGGGTTACGTTATACGTATTCTGCGTTTAATGCTGGCACCAAAACCTTTACGGGTCTTTCGCCTTCTTTAGCCAGCAACATTGTAACAGCGGATGATGTGTTTGTGCCTTATATTGATAGGGCAGCAACGGGATCATCGGAAAGCGTGACGTTTATTTATGCCTCTAACTTTAATGCCCGCGTGGATGTACGAAATGGAAGTGGCGCATCGCCGATTGTGCCTTTCTCTACCACGTTATCTGTGACAAACGCAGGGGCAAGTGTGAATGCAAGCCGAAACAGTGATGTTTAATGACCTATTATCAAGCCCCTTTTACATTTGACTTTAATGCGTCTATAATTGATATAGATGTAGGAACGTCAGATGTGGATTGTTTTGACATCTACGACGCAATAAAAAAAGCACAAGCGAGCGAAGAAGGAATCATATATGACAGAATCGGTAGAGGGTCAGGACTCAATGTCCTTGGACCCGGGATCCAAGTTGGTCTCACCGTCGAATTATTGGGGGCTTGGCAACTTCGGTTCCCGAGTGGAAACTACGTCGCCCGTATCTCCGGCGGAAACTTCATCGGAGGACCAGGAGGAGACCCCATTGCCTACACCGCCGGAGTCCAAACCCTCCTGATTCAATCTGCGGCTTCCACAATCGTAACAGAAGGTGGCTCTGTCCCCACAGCAGCGCAAAACGCGGATGCTGTTTGGAATTACACAATGGAAAACGCCATCACATCAAGCCAAATGCTTAAAGGTGTGGCAAGAACGCAACTGGCCAAAGTCAACGTCAACGAAATAACAGGTGATGTGACAATTTATAAACTGGATGGTACAACCGTATTTGCACAGGCATCAACGTCTCCCACAGGGGATAGAAATGCCCCAACCGTAGATTGGAATTAAAGGAGTTTTTATGAAAAAGAAAAAAGGAAAAGGCGGCGGAAAGGGTTGCTAGTCAATCGTTTTTATACAGGTTCATATTTTTTGTGAAAAATGCTCGGTTTGCACGCGGAAAAGTTACCTTCCGTGTCCTTAATAATAAAATCATCTTTAGACGCAAGCATCGGTTTCTCTTGAGTTTCAATATGAATTCTACACCGATCATCATAATGGTAACTCATGCTAAAGAAATCTATGCCCCAATGTTCCTTCATGGCATAGTAGGAATCGCGTGTCCCATCATATTGCATGGCATCAATTTCAACGGGTTTTGTTTTGTATTTCATGCTTTTGCTCTTAATGATGAAAACTTATCAAACGTTCTCAACCCCATGTAAATGTAGGGCAGCATCATAAGCCCATCAAATACCTTTTCATTGGGGCTGGGCATAAGAATAACATAAGCGATGCTTCCTAATAATCCTAGCCACGCCATACCAGGGCGGGTAGAGCGCACAAAAATATCATCTGCTTTGTCCCCTGCCCTAATGGTGTCTTGCGTTTCTTTCTGCTCTAGCTGTGAATCCTGTAGCCGGATGCGTTCCATTTCCAGCAGGTGAGAGCGAATAGAGGCTTCATTCTCATAAGCCATCTTTTTAAGCCGTTCTAAAGCCTGTGGGTCGTTTTGAAGGACAGAGAGTGCCAAATCAGGTGTGGCGTAGTTGGTGGCCCCAGAAACCAGCTTTACGCCAGCCTCTACAGCACTGCCAAGGTTTCCAGTTAAAAGTGAACCGACAAGGTTTGCGCCTTCCGTGCCGTTTCTGCTTAGCCATGCGCCTACGTCCTTCCATGTACTCATAGTTTCATGCCTTTCCCGTATTCCCTTAACCCCGAAAACTCTCTCATTTTATCAATATGACGGCATTGTTCAACTCGGATATGTTCAGCGAGATCATCCGTAAACTCTATAATCTCTTCAAGACTTTCCCTTTTTTCCTGATCCACATCATCTAAATTTAGCCGCAAAGTATGAGAAATCATAGGCAAAAATTTATGAATTTCATTTAGTTTGTCATTCAATGCCACGCATAACCAGTGCGCGTTTGTTTCCCCTTTGAGGTTTTCAAACACATTTTGGTAAACGGTCTCATCTACTAGGTTTTTCATAATAAATCTTTCCATCCTTCATTGCCTAAAAACATCAAGGATTCTGCCTGTCTGCGTCTGCGAAGGCCGTTAGAGGGTTGACCTTTAATATAAATCCATCGTTTAAATTCTGCGGATGCTTCTTGTATTCTGCCTTCGTTCAACAGGCGGCGTATGGTTGAACTAGAAACTTTCCCTCTCCCAAGGTTGAAAACAAAAGAAACCATAGCATCAAACTGGTTTTGGTTTAGGGGAAAATGGACCAAATCGTGGATGTGGTTTTCTGCTTTTTTTTTATCTACCAAAAAAAGTGCGTCTGCCTCTTCTTGGGTAAGACCATTTTTAAAGCGTTCTGTTTCCTCTGGCCATATTCTGTGACCCCATCCTATAGTGGGATATTTTGCCCCATCATCGTATGCTCTTAATCGGCACCCTTCAAAAGCATGGATCAATCTGATTCCGTCCTGAGAAAGAGAAAGCATCATTTAGCCCCTTGGTTAGCGATAAGGGTTGGGATGGCGTTTTCGATATTGGTAACGCGCTCTTCGAGTTTGGCAAAATCGGATTGCTCATCTTCTTTTTTCATAATCGCCACCATTACGGCAAGGTTTTTATCCATGTCCGCTTGCGTTTTCAGAAAATAGGTTCCAGCCCCCGCAATGGTGGCGATGACAATACCAATAAGCGTTATAAGCAATTTGGTATTTGTATTGCTGCTGTCATCCACAACAGGGGCCCTTAGTTTCCCCGTTGTTGCACGTGTGCAACAGTGGTGCGAACTTGGTTTTGAAAGTTAGGAAAGTCATTAAGAGCAGACAGAATCAGTTGCTCGCCTTCCACTTTCGTGATTTTAGCAACAATTTCAGGGCTGCGGATAATACGAAAAGCAATAGCAGCAAGATCAAAAGAAGCCACTTTGTAAACTTCCTCAATAGCGGCTAAGTGTTGTTGGACTTCAGACATGGGGTCTTCCTTTATTTGGGGTTTTTTAGGTTTGAAGAGTGAAAAAAAGAACCTCACTTCATCTCTCCTTTGGCAGGTTTTACATAACTTTATACACCATTGTCTTGATTTTCAAATGGTTTTTCCAGTTTATTTACCATCTCAAAGTACACGGGGTTGATAATGTCCATAATCACTTGGTTGTCTTTGTATTTTTCTTCTGCCTTTTCCATGGCGGCATTCAGGTCTTTCTCGGTTTCCATAGCGCGTAGACGTTCTGCCATAGCTTGTGCAATGCGTTCTGGCGATAAAGGCTTTTTCTCGGGTTCTTGCCCAGAGTTAAGCCAGCTTAAAATGCTTGAACACAGTGTTTCATCAATGGGAAATATCTTCCCAGAAAAGAATCCCGTTCTATCCTTAGAAGAGGAAGCCATAAAGTTCCCGCCGCCAGGAAGATCAAAGACAAGTGTAAATTCGTAGTCCATGCCTTCCCGTTGAATGGGGGCCAGCCCTATTTTTTCAGGGACTTTTTTGCCGTTTTTCTCAACAAGAGCATATTCTTGTTTGGCACGCATTGTTGCAATAATGTGACATTTGGATGCTAAAATGGCGTCAACAAACGCCTGGTGTTTTGGCGTCACGTCTTTCCAGGATGTGTAGCTGTTTTTTGAGTTGGATGTCTTGGTTACGGTATCCACCTGCTCTAAGCACCCGCCTTGTCCGTTCCACTCATGGCTTATGCTATCAATGATGATAACATCCGCCCCAAATGCTTCTGCCTCTTTAATGCGCTTTATATAAGCCTCAGGGGCATACGGAGGCGAAAACTGAGATACATAATACTCAGGAAATTTATCGCTATAGAGTTCCGCAGAGCCATGCTCAGTGTCAATAACGCAAACCTTGGCATCCTTCCCAAAAATGCCAAAAGCCATTGTAAGCGCGGAATACGTCTTTCCACTTCCCGATGGCCCCGTTAAGGCAAGTCTCAATTTCTGCTTTTTCTTCTCGGCTTTCGTAAACATATCATGGTTCCTTTGTGTTGGTGTGTGTAAACAATACACAACAAAGCAAACCAAGTCAACGTTTATTTTATCTGGTTATTGACAAACAAAATCCAGTCTTCGGTTATCATGACTTGTGTAAGTCGGTAGACTTTCCAGCCCATAAACTGCGCTTGATTATATTTCTCACAGTCCTTTGAGTATCCCACAAGCGTCTGGTGGCGGCCCATTTTGTGCGTATTAATGCCCTCTATTTCGATGGCAATTTTGCTTTTGGGGTGTGCGTAGTCAAACCGCCATTTTCTCACAGGGTGAAACTTGTATTCCTTTTCCAGCTTGTGTTTTGAAAGTATTTCCCAAAGATAGAGAAACTTGCATTCAAGGCCAGAGGATTCCTCAATGCTTTTGACTTTAGCTGCTTTAGGTAGCTTCTTGCCTTTAAAAAAGGCTTTTGGCAGTCGGATCATTCCACAGGCACCGTTTCAGAATCCACCACCATAGACACCATTTTATCTTTCAGGCGGCCATAATCAAAACACACCTTTTGATCGTCCAGCACAATCAGAGACACCAAAGCCAGCACCGTGACAATCAAAACAAAACAAGCGGCTTTAAGAATCATCACATGCCCCATCTATTTCGCTTGCCAACATTCTCAGGTAATTTGAGATTGTTTTTGGGTTTTCCTTGTTTTCAATTCTTTGGGATACCGCTTCCCAAATCAAATCCACAAGGGTGCATTCAAAATGGGCATCAGATTCGTCTGGGAAGGGATGGAACGTGATGACAAAACTGGCTGTGGGAAAGACATTAAAATCAATATCCACTTCAGCGTCGTCTAAAAAATTCTCATCCCTTATCATCAATGAGTGCCAAACGTGTCCACCAAAGAGTCTTCCTTTTGATCCTTTTTGCGCTTCTTGTGAACAAACGTCTGAACAACGCGGTCAGAATCAAGAGCAAGATTTGTGCTGTATAAAGACCATCCCTCACTGGCAGCCTTGTTAAGGTATTGGGTTACCTCTTCATCACTAATTTCGTCAACCTCAAAGGGAAAGCTCTTAAACACGAACTCAGACTTTAATTTTCCAATCATAAAAACACTTTCTTTTTGTGTGGGTGTGTGATATACATAACACTTATACAGAGATTAAGTCAAGAAGAAAAAGGATGTTATGCACAAAACGCTTTTAAGAAGTCGCAGGGAATCGTTGGGTTGGTCAAGAGGTCATGTTCTTGATTTGATGAAAGACTATGGTTTTTCAGGATCGGGTCACAAGATTCTTTTTATCGAAGACCGACGCACAAAAAGTCAGGACGAAGCATTTTTACGTTGCCTTTGTAAAGTATTGGATTTAAATTTCGATGATGTGGCTAGAGAACTTGAGATCGTGCCGGAGAAAATCAAAAAAGCATATTTTGAAGGCAAGATTCAGTATGAGGAAGGTCATTGATTTTTTTGAGTACAAAAAGAAAAAGCAAGAGCCTTTAAAAAACGTTCAGGACATAATCCTGAAAAACAACCACCTGAAGACGATAGAGTGTTTATGCCGTGTTGCGCGTTTCCATGCCAACACGGTTGACGATTACCACATCAACGCATCTGTGCATTGTCTAGAGAGCATCAGGCAAGAGATTGACGACCTGCTGGATAGAGTTAAGGAGCAGGGTGGCTGTTTGGTGTTTGACCAGTAGGCAAGATCACTTCGTCCCATTCAATCAACGGCGCTCCTTGTCCGTTGTAGTATGTGCGTAAAATAATGCGCTTAACGATTGCACTAGGGTTTTCTAATGATTTAAACTCAAACTTAGAAAGATATATAGGTGTAAATACTGAATATTCTTTATAAACATCCACCAAATCCCCTACCATCGGTACAGGACTTAGCAACTCTTGGTTATCTTCGGTAACAGTGACGCGCCAACAAGAGATAAAATCATCACCTACATGGGTTTTAAACCCTTTTTTCCATTGCCCTTCGTATGCCGAAAAAGATTCGATGGCTTTCCAACAAAAACTTTCTTCATACAAAGCCGCCTGACTCAGACGACGTGTTATGAGTTGTGTGCCTATAGGGTATAGTTTGGTCATAATCATTCTCCTTTGCTTGTTGGTACTCAATCAATAAAAAAACGGGGCTTCCCATCAACAAAGAAACCCCGTCCAGTTTTAAGTGGCAAGAAACCAAAACCACTTAGGAGCGTTGGTGTTGTTATGACACACACACCAACCATTGTCAACGGGTTTATAAATCCCTGTATTCTGGGTCATAAAGAAGTCCGTCTGTTTTTTCGATTTCTTCTGTGGACCAAACGTATTTGATATAGTTAGACCTGCGTGGCTCTTCTACGGAAAAATCCATGCAAACATCCAGCAACCCGCCTAAAAAGGCTTCATACTCATCGCGGGTTAAGAGAAACTCTAAAGCATCTAAGTTTACTGCGCCTTCTTGATCTTTCGTTTTAATACGAAAAAGACTTTTAGAAAGATTGTTTGGATAAAAAACATAACCAATTAAGGTAACATCATTCCCGATCAATTCTTCATCATCGGAAAATGCCACATATTCCAACGTATATTGCTCTCTTTCGTACACGTCTGTGCATTCAAAAGGTCTTTTAAAGTCTGTTAGCGAAATCATAAAGGTTTCCTTGTTTGTTGTTGTTTGTATACACTACACAACAAAAGGACTTGTGTCAAGGGGTTTTTTTGTATAGTATATGCAAGCACCGTGACTACGTCGTTTTGTAGGATTTGGCTTGGCCAGACACGGTGTCGTTTTATTCTGTGATTATTTTGGCAAACGAAACTCTCTCCAAAACCTATCGTTACTTTCATTGATCTGCTCAAGGCTTCGGTTGGCTTCTTGTTTTTTCATGAAATCAAGCATTTCCTGTTGATTTTGCAATTCAGATGTTCTTGCAGCCGACTCACATTCTGCCGTCCACATTGTACTACAGTTTAATGGCATGTAGGTTTGTGGGCTGTAGTATTGCGCCATAGCATCGCCTGAAAGCAAAGTGATTAAAATTAAAGCTCTTTTGACCATGGACCAATCTCCTTTTTGTTTGCATAAACCTTACGAAAAACCGATGCCTTTTTCTCACACTCGGTTAAATCATCACCCGTGAAATGAACCCGCATTGTTCTTTCGATAGCACCAACCACAAACGATTTATAATCAGCTTGTAGTTTCTTTGCCTTCTTTTCAAAGGTTGGCAATTCATCTTTGTGAATTCCTGTATAGTAGTATGATAAAATCATAATCACATGCTTTCTGTTTTTGGATTTTCTGGACGTGGCATCCAATTTGTCGGGTCGTAACCAACAATATATGTGCCTCCACCACGGGGATCCGACGCTTCCCAAAGCCCCCTGCCATCAAGCCTTGCCTCAAAAATACCATCACTGGTTAAAATAAGCACCCAAGTTTCCCTAGGTGCCGTCTCAATAGGTTGCCATTCGTTCATAATCTCTTGACTTTCGTTTGTGTTATGGATACCATACACCAACACAATGACAAAATCAAGAGATAAGTTATGAAAAATGATGCGTGGTTAAAGTATAATGATGCGTGTAAAAAAACGATCATTGCGTTTCTCAAGAAATACTATCCTGAAGAATCTTTAGAGACGGTGTATTTTGTTGGGTGGGATAAAAACGATTACACCAATGTTTTTGAATGTTGCGATAGGTATTACGGCATAGACTTTGTCCAAGAGTGCTTGAAATTGGATGCCACGTTCGAGGATATGGATTCATACTATGAGCATGTTCTTCAGTGTGGAATACAAGGCAAGGAAGAGGGCATTAGCTTTAAGACGTGGGTGCAGCACCCTGAAAAAAGAAAGACACCTAAACAGCAACCTTTTACTGCCCAGCAACGGGCAAAGCAGCTTCTTAAACGCTGCCTCCCCGCTCTTGAGGGCGTGACAATGCACGAATCTTTGGTGGCAGAGATTCAAAAAGAAATTAAACATCTTTAAGAAAGGAAATTCTATGAACTTTGTAAAATTTACAGAAACCCCAAAAAAAACTTTATATTGCACTGTAAATCCTAGAGGAGTTATATATCTTAATATAGGTATAAAAAAAGAATTTTCTTTAGAAAAAACCAAGTTTGCAGTGCTTTACCATGATTTGGAAAATAAGCTTTTTTGTATAGAGTTTATTCGCGACAAAACTGAGGAATACTTATATAGAGTAGTAAACCATGAGTCAGGATCTTATATTAGCGCAATGAGTTTTGTAAGGTTTTTGGGAATTTGCAAAGAAAAAAAAACAATGTTTCCCGTTAAAAAAGATGGTGATAATCGTATTATTGTAGATTTTAGTGGTGCTGAGACAATCTAAAACCACTTGACTTTTCTGTTAGTGTAGCATACCAACAACATGGGGCTAGGCAGGCCAGCCGAAAGCCCAATTCTTCCTTCCTCGGGACGGGTTGCCCTAAAAAAGATGGTGACTGCGTAGCGGGTGCCTTCTGTTTCCGGGACAAGGAAATGTGTTCCAGCCAAAAATGCCGTGGCTAGAAGGGAAGTAATTAGCCCTTTGAAAAGTTATCGTTCGCCTGCCACGGCATTATTTTGAACGAAACAGAACGAAGGAAACCCCATGAAAAAGAGTTTTATCCTGTATCAGGACTACGAACAGCACATCCAGTTGCTAACGGATGAACAGGCTGGGAAACTTTTAAAAGCCATTTTTTTATACAATCAGGGTCATGATGTGGAAATGGAACCCATCGTGCAGATGGCATTCAGTTTTATCAAAGTGAACCTTGATAGAGACATGGAAAAATATGAGTCCGTGAAAGAAAGAAACAAGATCAATGGTTTAAAGGGTGGACGCCCATCAAAAACAGAGGAACCCAAAGAAACCCAAAATAACCCAGTGGGTTTATCTGGGTTAGAGTCGGTTAATTTAGAAACCCAAAATAACCCAAAAAAACCTGATACTGATACTGATACTGATACTGATACTGATACTGATATTTTAAAAAAGAAATCTATAAAGAAAAAAGCTGAATCGACAGCGTTGGTTTGTAAAACCATAACGCCTGTGAGTTTTCGATTAGCCCCCATCAAAAGCACTACGCTGGAACCCCACTACAGGGACGACCAAGAGTTCATGGCGTTTTGGGAGATGTATCCCAGAAAGCGCAGGGGTGATCCGCACGCGGCGTACAAGACTTGGCAGGAATTAATTATTTCCGGTGAGGTGAGTACCGAGGCGATTATGCAAGGGTGCCACCAATATGCCAACAGCCGTGAAGGCTCTGGTCAATACGCCCAAGGATGCCAGAGATGGCTTAACGACTACGGATGGATGAAAAACTACACAACCCAAGGAGACCCACATGCAAAATTTAACCCAGTACAAACCATCATCAACCTCAGAGACACAGGAGGAGAACTTAAGGAAGGCATTGATTACACTGTCATTTGTGGTGAACGTGTCCTCAACTACTGAACAAGGCACGATGGATTTGAAGATTAACGAGTACTGCCGATTGATAAAATTAGAAGGCTATTCTTACGATGTGGTCTTAATGGCCGTTCAGAGGCTCAAGGGACGTGTTAAGTTTTTTCCCTCATGGTTAGACCTAAAAGAAGAGATCGACGTCTGTAGGTACCTTAAAACGTCAATGGAGGGCAAAACAGAGTCTGGGGTAAGGTTTCTTGAAAAGTTATATCCTATGTTGCCAGCGGAGGTGGACAGGTGGCAAGCGGAGGTAGATTTTCGCGCTGTGCAGATAAAAATTCATGATGACGAGGTGGAGATATGCCTTGAAAAGGCACCGGCGCAAACCATAGTTGAAAAATATGCGAGTTATTTTAGCAGGATTTTTCCTGATAAGCAGATCACGGTGGTTTCATCTAAGGGCGCAAGGGCCAAGGTATGAGGGAGATTTTTAAATACGGCGAATTCGCCACAATTAGAATTTAACAATGAAAACAAAGGGTAATTTTATGGAAACGTCACAAGGTAAAATAATTGAAAACATCATGCGTGCTTACTGCACAAAAGACCTTAAAAGCAGAAAGCGCTTTCAAATTAAAAAAATATCACAGTATATTTTTCATCATGATTTAACACGTTACAGGGTTGATTTTATTGACGTTGAAAATAATAAAAAATACCCGAATTGGCTAGATACATTTACATTTTTTTATTCTCCAGGTTGCAAGGATTTGGAATATAGGGTGGTATGCCCCAACCGTAATTATACCAAAAGAGCTGAAATAGGGGTTTCACGTCAACCGCTTTCAGAAGGGAAAACTGAAAGTGAAGTGGAGGAAGAGATTCTTGATGAGTTTAAAAAATTTATAGGTTTTAACCAAGGGCGCAAGGGTTAAAGTTTAAGGCTTGACGGTGGTTTGTGTTTGTGTTATGCGTACACAACAACAAGGAGGTGAATCATGAGTGCTAAAATAACAGATGAGCTGTACATGGTAGCATGTGCTTTTGAGGGTAAAGAAATTGGCTCTGATTTTTTTCGTAAAATAATTGACCTTAAGCAAGGAAATGCAGTTTTGGAGGCTGTGGAGGCTATAGAAATTCTTTATGGGGAGTTACGTAGGTTACTTTATACGGCAAATTTAATCCTCGAAAACCACAAATATAGAATTGGGGATGATTATGGAAAATTAGTAGAAGCCATTTATGCAGCAAACCTTGTTCTTAAAAAATATGAACGGGAAAATGAATCATGAGTTGGACTGATCCGCAGCGTAACGATTTGTTTTATCACATAAACCGTATTTGTCGTGTGATGGATATGTATGGCATTTGCACACGTGATCCGAAAAGGGTGTGTGATGCTTTGGAGGATATGTTATCCAGCCGTTTTGCGGGGGATGATGTTGTGGTTGCTGTAAAGGCGATTATCCAAGAAACGGGCAGGGTTCCTTTGCCTTCGGAGATTGAGAGTTTTATCGGACAAAAGGAGGAAAGCCATGGGAATGACGGTTCAATTTATACTTGATAGGGACATGATGCAATGCGAATCGTGGGGATTGCAAAAGATATGCGATGATTTAAATGCAGAAATAGAAAAGTTAACGGATTTAAGATGGGAATTTTATCAAAAACGAAGAGAATCAGAAGAAGAAATGGAAGACCCAAAGGATGGTGATGGTTTAGACGGATCACTTTTGGTTAAGTTTCACCCAACTCCATTAGGGGTTATTATGGGGGAAATGTCTAAAACAGAAATACCAGAAACTGTAAGGTTTTTAAGGAAAAAATTTGATACAGTTTTGTGGAAATGCCATGATTTTTATGATTATACATGGTTTGATGGAGATAAGGCTTTATGCAGGGATGAAAAAAAATACGGACCTATAATAGTTAGGCATTGGTATGAATTGGAAGAGGAGGAAAGCCATGACGCATAAATACGAGAGAATTTCAAAGGTTATCAAGGAAACTTTTGGGGAGGATTTTGACGATGTTAAACATTGGAATCTTGTGTGTTTTGCGTATGCAATTTTAGAGGAGCTTGAAAAAGATGAATCGCAAAATTAAAGAATTGTTTGTTTTTATTGAAAAAATGTTTATGTTTTTTTGGTTCGGGGTTACGGCTTTGTATTTTGCGGGTATTCTTTTTGGTTTTGAGAATCGTTTCCTAATAGATTTTGCCCTTTTGTTTGGCTTTGCTGGGTTTTTTATGTTTTGGGTGAGGCATCAGTATGAATCGCGCTGAAGTGATACAGCGATTAAAGGACGTCTTGCCGAAAACAGAGGCACCGTTTGTAGATAT